GGGTATTTTGTAAAAAAAAATTAACGCATAGTAATAAAGATGATGAACTGGTCTTTGACGATTGTTCTTATTGCCATTGCCCTGTTACTCACAGTCAGGCGTGAACCATTCACGGAGATGTTTGGGTTTTCAGGGTACACCCAACCAGTCAAAAATATTCGTTTTGATGATACCAGACCACTTTTGTCTGATTTCACTCAGGCTGAAGCTGACATTAATAACGACATGATGCAGGAATTTGTTCTCCAGACTAATAAAGAAATATCTAAACGTACCGGACTTTGCACTTATATTATTGAAACTACCGGTCTTAATAAGTATGTCAAAGAAGACAAGACACTATATGAATGTAAATTTATGACTGTGAAGAATAGTGGTTTCGCATTTGGTTTCTCTGTTGTAGCTTATTTTGAGGTCATTAACGGAAATATCAAACTCGTCTCTCTCCGAACACAACCACTTGAAGTTGAATCTGCGTCTGAAATTGCACCTTTTGTGGATGATGGTGCTTCCGGTAAAGATTTTATAAAGTATGAGCTTGTGAAAGAGAAGGCCATACCCACTCTCAATGAGTTAGAAATGGCTAAAAATAAATTGCAGTAATTGTAATGATCAACATCAATGATGTGACAATAATTGATGAAAAGAGGAAGCAAATCAAGAAGGAAATATACACACGAATATATGAACAGTTTTCTCGTAAAATAAAACAATGTGTTGAAATGGGTCACAAACAGATATTTCTAACAGTACCTGTAGTTGTCGTTGGCTGGCCAACATTTAATAGATCTACAGCAGCTAGATATGTGGCACGGCAATTCAAGTTGGGTGGTTTTGACGTGAGACTCGTAAGCGAATATGACATATATGTTTCATGGAACATACCCAGAAAGAAGAGGGAAAAGAATGTTGAATCCGACGAACCAGACTTTCCAGATTTGATGAACTTGAAGAAGATGGCTGATAAATACAGGACGCGTGAGACTTAAAGTTAAATTATATAAAACTATTATAAATCATGTCCGATTCACTGAATATAATGGTAGAAGCGAAAAAGGAGTACATGGGCCAGCTCTGCCTCATTATGACTCCAGTTATGATTGAAGTATTCCAAGATATGTACGATGAAGCGGCTAAGCTTTCCAAGGGGAGAAAGACTTTAATCATGTTCCAAAAACTTCTCAAGGAGGTTCCAAATTGGTCTAATCAAATGTCTGCCCAACACACGAGTAACATCGCCGATCGTTGTGCGTGGTTCAATGACCTCCTAGCAGCCGTTTTCGTTGCGTGCACTAAGATTCTATCCGCGGTTCGTCTCAAGGCTGACAATAAGAAGATTAGTCTCAAACTTCCCACTAATGAAGTGTTTATCCAAACGTGCTATAACAACATCGCCAAAGATATCTACAGGAATCCCTACGTTTTCCATGAAGAACAAAGTGAGTACACGAGAGATGATGAGCTCACACATCGCTTCACTACCTGCATTGAAAATACTGTGAAGGAGCTCATCCCAGTTCAACAGATCCTCCAGACATATATGTCACAAGAGACTCGTGACATTGACATTGATGGAGAAGTCCAAGACACTGAGGATCCGGATGTATTTGATGGTCCGGAAGAGATACCATTTCCAGAACCTGAGTCGGAGTCTTTACCTGAAAATGAGGACATGTTGGGTACCGGAGAGCAAATCCAACCAACTGGTCTAGAGAATGAGTTCAAGACGGTTCCCGGTGTTGAAGCACCAGAACCTGAACATATATCTGAACCTCAAATGGAATCCCATCTACCTCAGGCCGTACAGGAAGATGATGGTGTCCTCTTTGGTGACGCACCAGATCATCGTATAAAAAAAACTGCGTATAATTAAATGGAATTATCAGACTATCTTAGAGATCCAATGACCGCTGCTCTCATAGCAGGGGTTATTACTGCTGGTTACATTCATGCTAAGGCTCAACTTAACAACGAAGGTAAATTAGAACTTAATAAATACACCAAGCCAGCTGTCCTCAATGCTATTCTAGTATTCTTCATTGTATCCAATGGCCTTGGTCAAAAAGAAGTTATTTCTAATGATCCTTTTTAAACTTAAAGAATACACTTATAATATAAGAAAATGGCGTCTGTCACTGCGTTTAATGACATGTTATCCCAATTTCTTGTGGAACTGCACAAGACTTTTCCAGATGAAAAAGGTATCAAGAAGATGACCGCATCCTTTGAGGTGATTAAACAAGCTAACCCCCGTCTCATTGTTGACAGTTTCATGAACGGTGTAACTCCTTACGCCGATAAGATTTCTGCTAAGGATGAATCGTTTCTTTTAGAGGAGATTGAGACTATTGATTTTCTCAAGGATTTGAACATTAAGAGTTACTGGTCTCGCATGACTGATGGTACGAAGGGTGCTACGTGGCAATACCTCCAAACCCTCTACATGCTCGGAACCACTATCAATTCTATCCCAGCCGATACACTCGCCCAAATTGAGCGCATTGCTAAAGGTGTAGCTGATAAGATGCAGACAGATGGTGGTGAACTTGATCAAGACGCTCTCATGAAGATGATGGGTAGCATGCTTGGTGGTATGAATAAAAAATAAACCTTCATATATACTAAATGAAGACCTGGTTTGAAGATCCTCAACAACTTATCAAATCGGATGAGATCTTACAATTCTGGCCAAATAATGAACAAACTCCAGAAGACCGAATTAATGCGTCTTCGCGATTTATAATTTATGCATCTTGTATTATTTACCTTACTCGTCGTGATCCACGTATTTTTGTACTTGGTGGTACTATTATAGGTGTTCTTTATGTTATGTATAAATCTAAAATGGTGAAGGAGGGTTATATCGGTGGTGTCGGTACTGAGTGTCAGATGCCTACTATAGATAATCCAATGGCTAATGTACTCATGACGGATTATATAGATGCACCAAACCGTTTAGAAGCCTGTTACTACCCAACTGTGAAGCCATTTGTTAAAGAGTATTTAGATGACCGTGTTCAATATGACTCAGGTAGATCTCGGACACCCCTTCCATCTCAACAGAAAAATGCATATGCTCGTCAATTCGTAACGACCGCTGTTTCTCAAATTCCAGGCGATCAAACCTCTTTCGCTGAGTGGTGTTATGGAAGTAAAAATAGTGCCTCTTGTAGAACCAATCCAGAAATGTGCAGCCCAAATGCTAGGGGTGTTCAATTAGAAGCTTTCGGTGGTCTTGATCTGGCTGGTGATAAACGAACTGGTATGAGTGGGGGACTGTAGCTTATATAAATAAATCTCATGTAATAATAATAATATGGCATACCAATTGCAACCTGGTCTTGCAATAGTTCAAAACGCTGGTGCTCTCCCGTCTGTGAGGGCGAATGAAGAGATATTTGTATATCCTCAGCCCAGTACTCTTAACTACTGCTGTCGTCCAAATACTATGTTGTATGGAACTGCTCCATACATGGCGGGTAAGGGAGCTCCCGCTCAATTTATTGAGACAAGTGATCAACTCCGCCCTCAATCTACCACTCGTTTCAACAAGGTCGTCGTACCAACATACGAACGTAACCTGTTCCCACTCTCAAACATGGAGTGTAAGGTCCCCCTTCGTACAATTTCTTATGAGCCACAGAGTACTCGCGCTGAACTCCAGAACGACCTCTTTTATCAAAGATACGCCAATAAAAATGTTACTAAAAAATAAGAATGGCGGATCCCATTTCACTTGCAGCCATCGCTGGCTTGGTTTTTGCCGGTAGATCTTTGAGTTCTCGGTCTAAACCAGAACCAGTACCAGTTCAACAAACAACACCCCCAGACCCCCAAATTACTTATGATAATGACACACCAGACTTCGTTGAACGTGGATTTGAACCACGTGTAGAGATACCAAGCAAAATGGAAACGGGAAGTTTTGCGGATATTTCTCTTCAACAGAGGAGTGGTGGTCAGGAAATTCTCAATATGAGAAACCGTATGTATGACACTGGTCGTATGAACAACCTCTCCCCAATTGAGAAGCAACTGGTTGGCCCAGGTCTTGGTGTTGGTAGTGATACCCCAGCAAGCGGTGGTTTCCAACAAATGTTCCGTGTGAACCCCGTCAATGTGGGTGCGTATCGTCTCACTACACTTCCCGGTCGCTCGGGTCCAGCGGGGGATACCACTGGTGGTCGGTCGGCTGTCGTTGGACAATTGAGCCACAATAAACCAGATACTACTGCCCATCTCCCATCTCGCCTCCCAGCTATGCCTGGTCGTGCCCAGGGTATGGCTGGTTCTATACCAAGACCTAGTCATCAGAAGACTATGAGAACAACGAATCGGTCAGAGACTGGTCTCCGACAGGATGGTTTAGGTTTCAATGGTGCGAAGCGGTTTATCTCCGCCCAATCTATGCCTCAAGATCCCACCCGTTTCAAGAGTGACCGCAACGATCAACAGTTTAGCCATTACAGTCACACTACTCCAGGTATTACTAACTTCAAGGGTGCTTATGCCACCAGTTCGGCTGCTCAGATTACTACAAAGAATAATGAAGAGTTGATGAAGTATGGATTCCGACCAGAAGATCGTCGCGGTAAGGCTAGTCGTATGGGTAACGCTGGTCGTATGAATGTGAGAGAGAGTGCTCTCAAACAGGGTGGTGCACTCACGGCTGTTCGTACAGATGTGTCACGTACTGATGGTCGTGTGCAGCCTGCAAATGGTGCCTGGACTCAAAATTATCAGCAGAAGCCTTTCCACCAATTCAACACCTATAAGGGTAACGAAAATCCATATAGTCGTGACTTGGGTGTCGCGAAGAGACAACTCCAGAACAACCCTCTCGCGCAAAGTATTTGTTAGATATTCATTTATAGATAAAAACAATCATTAAAATATTATACCTATATTTTAATGAAGGTTCACACCCTTGATATAGATAGTGGTGAGAGAGATACTAATGTATATACATACGCCAATAATTATACGGTCACGCTAAAAGAACCTATATATGACGTTACACAAATCAGACTGATTTCTGCTCGTATACCTACAGCACAATTAACTACATGTTCTACGAATAAAACGTTCAGTATTCATGACTCAGGTGCCCCAAATGACCTCATTGAGATTACCCTCAATGAGACTAATTATACAAACGGAACTGCTCTCGCAACGGATCTTGAGACCCTCATGGAACCACCATTGACATTAATAGATCAAGTTGTATTTGACACAGATACACAGGCTCTAACGTTTTCAAATACAGAAGTAACTGCGAGTAATACCTTCTCACTTAAATTTTTTGATGGTACGAATGGTTATTTAAGTAATGCAGTCGTGACGACACCACATCAGGTATTAGGGTTTTCATCTAAAAATACAGTTGAGAGTGATAGTGTTGTATCTGGTGCTATTAATTTAGACGGACCTAATTCTCTCATTCTTCGCATCTC